TGGACGCGGGCGGCGATGGTGCGGCGGGCCCACCCGCTCATCGACACCCTCGGGGCTGCCCTGGGGCTGCTTCCGGCGGAGATCGACGACGCCTTCCGCCAGGCGGCCGACCTCGTCTCCTGACCCGGCACACCCCCTCCGCGGGCGTGCGCCTCCGGGCCACCATGCCCGGCGGAGGACACCATGCACGAGCACCTACACGCCCTCGCGGTCCACGCCTACTACGCCGGCGAGATCGAGACCGGCCGCCGCGCGTGCGACCGGCTCCTCGACCTCGAAATCCCCGAGGACCTCGAGCGGCAGACCCGGGCGAACCGGACGTGGTACACGCAGAGGCTCGCCGACCTCGTCCCCGGGGCGACGTTTCGCCGGATCGAGATCGAGCCCGCCCGGCCGGGGTGGTCGCTCTTCAACCCCACGATCCTCCCGGCCGCGGCCGGGCTGCTCGGGATCGTCCGGTCGTCGAACTACCGGATCGAGGGCGGCCGGTACGTGATCCCCGAGGAGGACGGCGACGCGATCCGCACGACGAACCTCCTCGTCGAGATCGGCCCCGACCTCGGCGTTCGCTCGCTGGGCCCGATCGCCGAGCCCGACTACGCCCGCAGCGGCTACCCGGTGCACGGCTGGGAAGACTGCCGGCTCCGGCGGACGCCCGCGGGGATCGGCGTCTCGGCGACGGTCCGGGACGCGGCCGGTTGGGACGGCCGGTGCCGGATCGCGACGGCGGCCCTCGATGTCGGCAACGCGACGCTCTCGGGGATGCGAATCCTTGAATGGGACGGGCTCGCGACCCACGAGAAGAACTGGTCCCCGATCGACGGCCGCGACGCCTGGTTGTACGCCTCCTGCCACGACGGGCACTCGGTGGTCGTCGAGGCCGACGCCGGGCTGCCGGGCTGCTACGAGGTCTCCCGCCGGGGCCCGGCGCCGCGCATCGCCCGGGGGTTCCGGGGCGGGTCGCAGCTCGTGCCGCTCCGCGACGGCTGGCTCTCGGTCGTGCACGAGGTGGCGGTGATGGACTCGGGCCAGCGCGCCTACGAGCACCGCATCCTCTGGTTCGACGACTCGCTGACCCTCCGCCGGATGTCGCCGCTGTTCGCGTTCCGCGAGACGCGGGCGATCGAGTTCGCCGCCGGGACCGCGATCCTCGGCGACGACCTCGTGATTTCCTTCGGCGTGCGGGACGCCGAGGCATGGCTCGTCTCCCTCCCGGTGCTTGACGTATGTCAACTGCTCGCGCCGCTCTCGTGACCGGCTACGTTCGCCTCGACCTCCCCAACCGCTCGCACGCGGAGTACGAGCGGCTCGGCGGTCGTCTGGTCGAGGTGGCCGAGCGGGCCGGGTTCCCGGTCGTGGTGGCCGGCGGGGCGGTCGACGACTGCTGGCACTGGCAGGTGTCGGACGGCGCCCGGCTCCCCGAGGGCAACCCTGACAAGGACACGCGGGCCTTCCACGCGGTGCAGCACGAGAAGACCGCATGGGTCGCCGACGCCGCCGAGCGGCTCGACGTGCCGGCGCTCGTCTGGCTGGACTTCGGCATCCTTCACGTGCCCGGGGTGACCGAGGAGGCGGTCGTCGCGTTTCTGGAGCGGGCCTCGCGCCCGGCGCGGGCGATCGGCATGGCGTCGGTCTGGGGCCCGCCGGCGACGCTGCCGTGGCCGCAGCGGGTGGCGTGGCACTGCGCCGGCGGGGCGTTCGTGGCCCCGGCTCGCCTCGCCCGGGCGTGGCATGAGCAGGTCGTCTCGGCCGCGGTCGACGTGCGCCTCCGCGGGTGGGCGACGTGGGAGGTCAACGACTGGGCGTGGGCCTGGCACCGCGCCCCGCACCCCGTCTCGTCGTGGGCGTGCGATCACGACGCGACGCTCCTGGAGGCTGGGCCATGAGGGACTACGTCGTGGTGATCCCGAGCCGCAACCGCTACGAGCTCGCGCTCCGGGCGGTGCGGTCGGCGTTCGCCCAGAGCGTGCCGCCGACCGAGGTGTTCCTCGTGGACGACGCCTCCACCGATCGCCGCTACCAGTGGCTCGAGGAGGTGGTGGGCGACGCCCGGCTGACGGTGCTCCGCCGGCCGGTGTCGAGCCGGGAGGAGCATGGCGTCGGGTTCGCGGTGGGCACCGTCCGCAACACGGCCATCGCCGAGATCCTCCGGGTCGGCTGGGACGGCTGGGTCTCGTTCCTCGACGACGACGACGAGTGGTTCCCCGACAAGGCCCGCCGGCAGTTCGAGGCCCTCGACGAGTTCGGCGACTTCGAGATCGCCTGCACGAACGCCCTCAACCGCTCCCCCGACGGGACGATCACCGGCTTCCACCACGGCGAGCACGGTCGGCAGCTCTCGGGCTCGGTGTGGGACGTGACGGCGCTCCTGAAGACGCTCAACCCGGTTATCAACTCGACCGGCATGGTTCACGTGCGCGTCGTCGAGCGGATCGGGCTCCAGGCCCCGATCGGCTTCGGGGAGGACTGGAACTACTGGCGCCGGGCGGCGGTGCTCTCGCCGATCCTCCGCGTCGACGAGCCGCTCGCGCTCTACACGGTCGGCAACGCGAAGGAGTACGTGTTGTGAGGATCGGCATCTACGCCCTGGCGAAGAACGAGGCCAAGCACGCGGCCGCGTGGGCCCGCGAGACCTCCGCGGCGGACGTGCGGGTGGTGACCGACACCGGCTCCACCGACGGCACCATCGAGGCCCTGGAGGCGGCCGGCGTGACGGTCGCCCGGTCCTACGTCGTGCCGTGGCGGTGGGACGTGGCCTGGACGCAGGCCCTCAACAACCTCCCGGCCGATGTCGATGTCGCCTTCCGCGTCGACCTCGACGAGCGGCCGCAACCTGGGTGGCGCGAGGCGATCGAGCGGGCCTGGGAGGGCGTCAACAACCTCCACTACCGCTACGTCTGGTCGTGGAAGCCCGACGGCACGCCGGGGCTCGTGTTCGCGTGCGACCGGGTGCACGCCCGGTCCGGGTTCGTGTGGCGGCAGGCGACCCACGAGGGGCTCGTGTGCTGGGATGGCCCGAAGCGGACGCGCTGGTGCCCGGGCCTCGAGGTCCACCACCACCGCGACGAGGGCAAGGTCCACAAGTCCGACCTCGCCCTGCTCCGGGTGGCGGTGCGCGAGTCGCCGAGCGACGCCCGGGCGCGGTGGTATCTCGCCCGGGAGCTCGACTACGACGGCCAGCCGGCGGCGGCCGGGGAGTTCGCAGCCTACCTCACGATGCCCGGCGGCACGGCCACCGAGCGATCCTACGCCCTGCGGCGGCTGGCGAGCCTCACCGGGTGCGAGGGGCACTTGGAGGCGGCGATCCGCGAGGCCCCGGACGAGCCCGACGGCTGGGAGCGGCTCGCGCTCGCCCGGCATCACCAGGGGCAGCCCGAGCAGTCGCTCGCCGCGGCGCTCCAGGCGATCGCCGCGAAGACCGGCACGCACGCCACCGACGCCTACGCCCGGGCCCGCGCCCACGAGCTCGCGTCGATCGCCCTCTGGCAGCTCGGCCGGCGCGACGAGGCACTCCCCCACGCGCGAGCGGCGGCCGAGGGCTTACCTTGGGATGAGCGGGTGAAGGCGAACGCCGCCGCGATGGCGGAGGAGGTGGCCGGTGAGCAAGCAGGCTGACATCATCGCCGCCCTCGTGGCGAGCCTCGACGCGGTGACGTGGACGGCGACCGCCGATCCGGTGACGGTCGAGACGCAGAACTTCCCGCAATACGACCTCGAGAACGCAGTCAACCCGCTGATCTTCGTAACCGACGGAGGGATCGACATCGACCGTCTCTCCCGCTCCGCCCACCAGCGCGACTACCAGATCCAGATTCTCCTCGCCCGGCACACCCCGACGGAGGCGGCGTGCGACGTGATGCTCGACCTCCTGGAGGAGCTGCTCGACAAGCTCGAGGAGCACTCCTGGGGTGCGGTCTCGTGGCCGACGGGGATCTCGTCGCCGCAGTCGATCACGGTCGAGAAGAACCCCGACGAGGCCCTCGTCGAGCGTAACGTCTGGCGGGCCGGGCTCGTGGTCACCTACCGCTACCCGAGGGCGCACTAATGGTCGCATTGGCACGCGGCGCCGGGATGGCGGGCCGGATCGCGCTCCAGGCGTTCACGCGATCGGTGCGGTTCACGGTCACGCTCGCGGAGGCCGGGGCCCGGGTGGCAGTCGGCGGCCTCACGCCGCCGAGCCCGACGAAGTTCCGCTGGAACCACCTGCGGCAGAAGGTCGGCGAGGGACGCACGCGGGCGCTCAAGATCGCCGGGGCCGAGGTGCGGCGGGCGTCGCAGCGGGAGATGTCGGTCCGGGCGCCGCTGAAGATCCCTCGGTTCGTCGAGGTGGGCACCTCGGGCGGCCGGCGGCTCGTGGCGAGGGTGACGCAGATCCCCAAGGCGGACCGGGTGACGAGTTGGAAGACGGCCGCGCACCCGAAGGGCTTCCTCCGGTCCGACATCCAGTACGACTACGATCCGGCTTCCGACACCGTCGTCGCCGGCCCGGTGAAGGCCCCGCGCCTCAACCGCCTCCACGAGGTCGGCGGCTCGGTGAACCTCTGGTTCCTCGCCACGTCTCCGCCCCGCAACGTGCCAAGGAAGTTCTCGGGCGGCACGGTGTTCGGCGTGCTGCGCAACCGGCCGATCGGCGACGAGTCGATCGAACTGGGCCAGCGGCCAGTGAAGCCGCGACGGTTCATGGCGAAGGGGCTCGCCAAGGCGCTCCCGAAGATCCCGGCGGCGTTCCGGGATCAGATCCGCGGGCCGTGACGCCCCGCCACACCCCCTCTCGCCGCCGGGCGTCTGGAGTGATTCTGGAGTCTCCCCACCCCGGAGGCTCCACGCATGGCCGGCGAGACGATCCTTCTCGGTCGCAACGTCACCTACACCGGGATCTCCAACGTCCGGGAGGGGTCGATCACGACCACGTTCACCGAGGTCGACAAGACGAAGGTCGGCGACACCGAGCGGCTCTTCGTGCGGGGCTGGGCGGAGCAAACCGCCGAGTTCACGTGCGTCGACCTGCCGGGCGTCAACGAGGGCTCGGTCGTCACGCTCTCGGCTTCCGGCGCCAACGGCCACAACCTCTCGTCGGTGAAGTTCCTCGTGACCAACGTCACGCAGAACGAGCCCCTCGACGACATCATCACCTACACCGTCTCCGCCACCCGCGGCGTCCAGTGAGGAGCATGAAGCATGGCGATTACCCTCGGTCGTGACGGCGGAGCCCCCACCGGGCAGAACGGCGCCACGGGCATCACGTCGGTGACGTGGGCCCGGGAGGCCGAGGCGATCGACGTGAGCCACCGTGGCCTCGTCAACGCCTCGGGGATCTCCTACAAGGCGGCCACCGGCGGACTCGTGACGAAGACGGCGACGATCGAGTGCCTCGACGCGACGGCGGTGATGACGAGCCTCTCCGCGGCCGGCACCGGTTACATCGTCACGAACGTCTCCGAGAACCGTCCGCTCGACGGCCCGGTGACGTTCACGGTCACCGCGAAGCGCACCTCCTGACCATGAGGAGGGCGGCGTGGCGATCTCCCTGGGGCGCGAGGCGGGGCTGACGTGGGACGGCGTAGCCGTGCCCGGCGTCCGCGACGTAACCGTCGACTACGCGGTCTCGTCGATCGAGGTCCGTCCCTTCGGATCCCGGGCGGCGATCACGATCCCCACCGCCTACGCGGTGACGCTGATCGTGGACACGATTGACGACGCCGCGGCATCGACGGCGACCGCCGCGGCCATCGCCGGGACGGAGATCGCCGTCGTCGCCGGCGGCCACACGTTCACCGCGGTGGTGACCGGTGTGAGCGACGGCCAGCCGCTCGACGGCGTGCGGGCCTACGCGATCCAGATGGCGAAGACACAAGCGGGGTTGCGATGAGAGAGTTCCGGGACAACGAGGGCCGCCCCTGGCGGGTGTCGCTGACGGTGGCGTCGGCGGCCCGGGTGCGGGATCTGGTGCGGGTCGTGCTCCCGCCGAAGGGCGAGGGCGACCCGGCACCGAGCGAGCCGGTGCCGTTCGACCTCGTCGACGCTGGCGAGATCCCCCGCACGTTCCAGGTGCTGCGGTCGAACTTCGCGGCGGTGGGCGAGACGCTCTACGCCCTGCTCATCCCCCAGATCGACGAGAAGGGGCTCTCGCGGGAGCAGTTTCTCGACGGTCTCCGCGGCGAATCGCTCGAGGCCGGCGGCCTCGCGATCGAGGAGGAGATCATCGGTTTTTTCCCCCCGCGCCTCCGCGGCGTCGTGTCCTCGTTGGCGGCTCGGATGACCGAGCTGGCGGAGGAGGTGACGAGGCAGGCGGAGGCGGCCCTGACATCTGGCGGCTCATCTACGAGTGCGCCGGGATCATCGGAGTCCACCCCGGAGAGTGGACCCTCCGAGAGTTGATGGCGGCCCGGGACGGTCGGCTCGAGAGCGAGTGGTGGCAGACGGCGCAGATCCTCGCCCAGCAGGCGAACCTGAACCGCGGGAAGGGCCAGCCGGCGGTGGGCGCGGAGAAGTTCAACCCCTTCACGAAGGCCGAGCCCGCGAAGCCGCGGCAAGCGACCGAGGAAGACCTTCGCATCCTGTTCGGGGAGTAGACCATGAGCGCATCGGCAGTCCGCGGCGGCCAGGTCTACGTCGAGATCGGCGCGAACCCGAACAAGTTCCTCGCGGCGCTCTCGTCGATCAACACCCGGGTCGCCGACGTGGGCGACACGCTCCGTTCGGCGGGGATCGGCATGTCGGCTCTCGGGGCGGCCATCGCCGGCCCGATCCTTGGGATCGGCGCGGCGTTCGTCGAGCAGACGGCCGAGATGCAGGCGATGAACGCCGCCCTCAAGGACGTGGGAAACGCGGTGGGTGAGGCGGTGGCGCCGGCGTTCGTCGGTCTGGCGAACGTCGTGGCCGGTGCGGCCCGGGCGGTGGCGAAGTTCGTCCGCGACAATCAGCCGCTCGTGCGGATGGTCGTCGCGGTGGGCGGCTACCTCATGGCGTGGGGCGCGGCGCTGACCGTCGTCGGGTCCGGGATGTCGATGCTCTCGCGTGGGATCGCCTACTCCATCGGTCCGATCGGCCAGTTCGCGGCGGGGCTCAAGTCGGCGCTCGTGGCCTTTGGGGCCTTCGCGGCGAGCGGGCCGGTGCTCGCCGCGGTGGCGGTGCTCGCGGGGATCGGCGTGGGTGCGGTGGCGGCTGGGGCGGATCTGCGGAAGCTCGCCGGCGCAATCGGCGGGGCGTTCGCCAACCCGGTGAAGAACCTCCAGGCGGTTTTCGGTGACCTCCTGGCGACGACGAACCTCACCATCGAGGGCATGTACCGGGCGATCGCGGCCGGCGACCTCGGCGGTGCTGTCGACGTTCTCTGGGCGGGGTTCCAGGCGGCGTGGGCTCGGGGCGAGCAGGCGGTGATGGGCTCGCTGGATCCTTGGATCGAGGGCGTGCAGAACGTCTTCTTTGACCTCGGTATCGGCATTGTGGCGATGTGGGACCAAGCGTGGACCAACCTCGCGACGAGCGATTGGGGCGGCTACGTGCTCGGCGCCCTCGACAACTACGTGAACGCGGTGCTCGCGACGTGGGACTTCCTCATCGGCAACATCCAAAAGGGGTGGGCGATGATGTGGAACGCCATCGGCCGCACGAGCGACCAAGAGATGGCGAAAGAGATCGCCCGCATCGACGCCGCGAACGCTGGCAACGCAGCCGAGCGTGACCGCATCCGCCCGGGGTTCGCCGGGCGGACGAACCTCTCGGACGAGCAGAAGGCGCGGATGCAGAAGGAGTCGCTCGACCGGCAGAACGCCATGTTCGACGAGGCGGATCGGCTGCGGCGGGAGCGGGCCGACCGCACGCGGCAGAACGTCGTCGACCGCCAGGCCGCCGTCGACGCGGCGAACAGGAACCTCCAGGACCAAGTGAACCGGTTCCCGGTCCCGAGCGCCGTGCAGCAGGGCTCTGCGCAGATGGCGTCTTCAGTGGTCGGTCAGTTCGGCGGTGCCGGCCTCGAGCAAATGGGGGCGAGCAGCATCCCGAAGCAGCAACTCGACGAGTTGAAGCGGATCCGCGAGGAGTTGGCGAAGGCAGCGGCGTCCGGTGGCATCGTGGTATGAGGTGACGAATGGCACTGACATGGATCGAGGACGCCAGCAGCCGCTCCGCGACGATCTTTCGCCTCGGGCGAAAGGACGCATCGACGCGATCTCGGGTGTTCAATGTCATAGGCACCTCGAACGAGGACGCCCTTCACGCGGCCTGCAATGCCGCGATCTCGACGACCTACCCCTTCTGGACCTACCCCGGCCAGCCGACGGTGAAGTTGCGCGCGGAGTCCTACTCGGTCGAGTACCAGGGCGACACCGCGTGGCGCGTCACGATCAACTACGAGAAGATCGGCGCCGACGATGTCACGCAGTCCGCCCCGCTCAAGCGGACCCGGGCCTTCGACACTAGCGGAGGCACACGCCATATCACGAACGCTCTCCAGAAAAAGACGGTGAGCGGTACGACGACGACGGTCGAAGCCGGCGAGCGTGTTTACGGCCCGAGCGGCCTGGCCGACGGGGCCTCCATGAAGGGCGCCATCGCGGTCGACGATCGTGGTGTGAATGGCGTCGATGTCGTCGTGCCGGCTCTCTCGTGGACCGAGTCCTACGAGGTGCCGTCGAGCTACGTGACGAGCGCGTACATCCGAAACCTCGCCAGGCTCACCGGGAGCGTCAATGACGCGTCGTTTCGCGGCTTTGCGGCCGGGGAGGTGTTGTTCGTCGGCGGGCAGGGCTCGCACGAGTGGGACGACCAGCGCGGCCACGGGCCGTGGTCGCTGTCCTACAAGTTCGTCGCCTCTCCGAACTGCGGCAACGGCAAGACGATGCCGTCGCAGAAGATCGGCGACATCGACGGCGTCGAGGTCGGCGGCCACGAGTACGTCTGGGTGCGGTACGCCTCGTCCGATGACACGTCGAAGAACCAGATCGTACGCCTTCCGGTCGCCGTCTACGTGAACCGTGTCTATCCCGACGGCGACTTTTCACAACTCGGCATCGGTGTTACATGAGCGACGGTGCTCCGAATCGCATCAAGCCGGGGCCCGTCCGCGGACAGATCTCCGCTCGGGCTTGGAATCGCGCCCAGGATGCGGCCGACATCGTCCTCAACGACCGGTGGTCGCGGGAAGGTGACGGCCCATCCGAGGCCCCGCCCTCCTACTCCGAGGTCCTCGTCAAGAACGCGACCACCGGCGCGGTGAACCGCTGGGGCGTGCTCGCGATCGGGGGCGTCGTTTTCACGCCCACCGGCACGACCGGGGCGGCCACCCGGCAGTTCGAGGACCGGCCGATGCTCTCGGGAGGGCTCCCCACCGGCGGCAAGGCGTTCGTCGTGGCGGTGGAGCCGATCAAGGCCGGCGGCGTCGGCCGGTGTGCCGTCGCCGGGCTCGTCCAGGCGAAGATCAACGTCGTGGCCGAGGCCGACACGTTCTGCCGGGCGAAGGACGGCGACCTGACGCAGCTCACGAGCGCGGCCAGCGGCGAGGGCGAGATCGTCTGGAAGGAGCCTGGCACCGGGGCGAGCAAGTGGGCCCTCGTGCGATTCGGCACGCCCGCGGCGTCGAGCCGCCTGGGCAAGGTGTCGGGCACGTGGTCGAAGGGGGCGACGGCGAGCGTGACGCACTGGAAGGGCGACGGCTCGGCGGCGGTGAGCGGCGTGAGCGGGCCGGTGACGTTCACGGCGATCAACCGGGCCCAGACGGTCACCGGGCCGAGCGGAGGCTACTGGGTCGGCGTCGAGAGCATCGACGGGACATGGCACCTCGAATGGGCGGAGTGCACGTGATGTTGCTCGGAGGAGGGTTGAACTGCCAGGGGTGCGGGTGCGGAGTCGCATGCACGCTCGTGGAGTTCGCATCCGATCCCATAACCAATTTACAGTGGGCAGGGCAAGGATTCGTGACGCCATCGGGCGGGCTCACGCTGTCAAGCGTCACGGTTTACATCAACAGCACGCAGGGGGCGAACTTTCAGCCGACCCCGGCGCAAATGGCGCTGTATCTCTACTCCTCGGACAATCAGGACAATGTAAACGCCAACCTTCTTTCTCTTACGGCGCCGGCAGCGCTTGCGGACCAGATGACGTGGACGGCCCCCGACGAGCCACTGACCGGAAACACGCTGTATTTCATCGTAATGGGGCTTACCGCGACGCAAAAAACAACGAGATGGAGATATGGAACTGCTCCCGAGGGGTGCCCATTGCCTCCGCCGTGGGGATCTAGCCTAGACGGTGGCGGAACATGGCTTGCGACTCAGGACGGGACGGAATACCTGATGGACATCAACTGACAATGCGCATTGGAGTGAACGGAGTTCTCGAGCCGGCCGGGCCGGGCTACTACCTCAA